GAAATGTAGAAGTTAAATCTTCTACAGACGACCAAGGTCGTTTACAGTTTAAAGACACAAATAGAGGCAATGAAACATCTACAGACAAGGCAGGCAAAATTGTTTATAGACGCACCGAAGACGTAGACACAGAGGATGACGAAAATATGGACGAATTGTCAGAAGCAGATCAAGAGTTAAATATTGATATGGCATCTATTTTCGGTGAAGATTTATCCGAAGAATTTAGAGAGAAAGCAACATCCATTTTTGAAGCAGCAGTCATTGCTAAAGTCAACGATGAGATGGAAAGAGTCTGCGAAGCGTTGGAGGAAAAATACTCTGCAGAGTTCAATGAGTACACAGAAAGCATTGTTGAAAAGGTCGATGCTTATCTAAACTATGTAGTTGAGAACTACATGGAAGAAAATAAATTAGCAATCGATAATGGGTTGCGCACTGAAATAGCCGAAGATTTCATGTCGGGACTTAAGGCCCTCTTCAAAGAACATTATATTGAAGTGCCTGAAGAAAAATATGATGTAATAGGTGAATTACAAAGTAAGGTAACAGATTTAGAAGAAAGTCTAGATCGTCAACTAGAACAGAATGTTGGTTTACATACTGAAGTGTCGTCTTTAAAGAAACATTTAATTATCAGCGAAATGTCTGATGATTTAGCCGACACCCAAGTTAATAAATTAACAAAACTTTTAGACGGTGTAAATTTTGAGAATGAAGAAATTTACAGAGAAAAGGTTGCGGTAATTAAGGAAAACTATTTCCCATTAACATCTGGAAAAGAGTCTTTCACAATTTCCCAAACACAACCCCTTGTAGAAGAAACTAGTATTGAAGACAGCTTCGCTTCTAATGATGTCGTATCTTCGTATGCTAAAGCCTTATCAAGAACAATTAAACGAGTATAACTTATAAATTTAAATAAGTTGTAAATAAAGGAGAATCAAATGTTTTTATCCGAGAATTACCAACAAAAGTGGGGCGCAATTTTAGATCACGCTGATCTACCCCCAATTAAAGATTCATATAAGCGTGCTGTTACAGCAGTATTGCTAGAGAATCAAGAGAAATCGTTACGTGAAGAGCGTCAAGCACTTTTCGAAACACCTTCGAATAACATTAGCGCAACTGATGGTATTCAAAAATATGATCCAATTCTAATTGGTCTAGTCCGTCGCGCAATGCCTAATCTAATGGCTTATGACATTTGCGGTGTACAACCAATGACAGGTCCTACTGGCCTAATCTTTGCAATGCGTTCGATGTATGGTTCGGAGCGTAATAACACTACGACTCGTAAAGAAGCATTATTCAACGAAGCGAACACCGGATTTTCGGGTGGCTTTACTGACGGTACAGGTAGCAATCCTGTATTCGGTACTTATAACACCGGTAATGCTATTCCAACAGGTTCGATGGAAGCTAAGGAAGATTATGCAGAAATGTCTTTCTCGATTGATAAGACAACAGTTACTGCTAAATCACGTGCATTAAAAGCAGAATACACCGTTGAATTAGCACAAGACTTAAAGGCAATTCATGGTCTTGACGCTGAAGCAGAATTATCGAACATTCTTTCGCAAGAATTTATGTTTGAGATTAATCGCGAAGTGGTTCGTACAATCTACAAAGTTGCTAAAGCAGGTTCGCCTTCAACAGCAACAGCAGGTACATTTGACTTAGATATTGATTCAAACGGACGTTGGTCTGTAGAGCGCTTTAAGGGCTTGCTATTTAATATCGAACGTGATGCTAACCACATTGCACAAGACACTCGTAGAGGAAAAGGTAACTTCATCGTTTGCTCAGCAGACGTTGCAAGTGCACTAGCTATGTCGGGCGTATTAGATTATGCTCCAGCATTAAGCACAAACCTAAATGTTGATGATACAGGTAATACATTCGCAGGCGTTTTAAACGGACGTTATAGAGTGTATATTGACCCATATTCGTCAAACCTAGGTGCTGCTAACCAGTTCTATGTAGTTGGTTACAAAGGTACAAGTCCTTACGATGCAGGTATGTTCTATTGCCCATACGTTCCGTTACAAATGGTTCGTGCAATTGATCCTAATAGCTTCCAGCCAAAAATCGGCTTTAAGACACGTTATGGTCTAATTGCTAACCCGTATGTAACTTCGTCGGATAGCTTGTCGGATTCGGATGGCGATAGCTTCACAGCAAATCGCAATCAGTATTATCGTCGTACAAAGGTTGCGAACCTAATGTAATTGAAGTAGCCGACAATAAGATCGGAATTTAAAGGGGGGAGGAAACTTCCCCCTTTTTTAACCTTTGTATCGGCTATAAATAATAAGATGAAGAAAGGAGTACAATGGCATACACCGCAAACATAGACGTTATTCAAAATGCTATAGCTGAATCGCAAACAACGACATATGATTATTTACGACCAAATGCGTTTAGATTTAGTTTAAAAGATTTACCTAAAGTCTCATTTACTTGTCAATCGGCAAACCTTCCAGATTTGCAATTAGGATATGCTGTTCAAAATACTCCGTTTGTAGATTTACCAACGGTTGGTGATAAAATAAACTTTGGTGAATTTACAATTAGATTCATTGTTGCTGAAGATATGAGAAATTACCTTGAATTATATCGATGGATAATTGGCTTAGGGTTTCCTAAAGATTATTCTCAATTCAAAACATTTTCGGATAATAAGGTAAGTAGATTTCCGTTTGTAACCAAAAAGGATGGTACTGAAGAGATTTTGGCATACTCGGATGGTACGTTGACTATTCTCGACTCGACAAACTCGCCTAAAGTAAATATAATATTTAAAAACCTGTTCCCTATATCATTACAGGCTTTGGATTTTGATATTACTTCTCAAACCGTAGAGTATTTTACTGCAATTGCAACATTCAAATATACTATTTTCGAAGTAGAACCTTTATAATTTTTTAATTTGGAGTTATTATGAGTACAAAAGTAAAACCGATGCCCCTGCCTTCAATTCCTAAATTGCCAAAGGCAGGCGGCAATCAAGAGGCAGCAAACAATCCCAACGAAAAAAAGCTAGAAGTGAAAATAGACGACCTTCGTAAAGAACGTATTTTCATTGCTACTCCGTGTTATGGCGGACAATTAACTGAAGCATATTTTAGATCAACTATTCGATTACTAACTTTCTGCAATCAACATCAAATTCCTATTGCGTTTGGAACTATTGCGAATGAATCTTTGGTTACTAGAGCTAGAAATGTTTTGGTAGCATATTTCCTACAAAGCGATTTTACTCGTCTAATGTTTATTGATGCAGACATCGAATTCCAAGTTGAAGATGTTATTAAACTAATTGCTCACAATAAAGATGTTGCCGTAGGTGCATATCCTAAGAAAGGTGTCAATTGGCAGCGTATTCGTGAAAGCGTTCGTCAACATGATACTGCATATGACGACAAACAAATTGCATCATTTGGTAGCGATTATGCAATCAACTTTAAGTTCATTAATCGCGAACAGAAACAAATTGCAATTGAGAATGGGTTGATTCGTTTACACGATGGCGCAACTGGCTTTATGATGATTAAACGAGAAGTTATTGATAAAATGATTGCGGCGTATCCAGATCTAAAATATAACAATGATTTGAATACACCTCCAGAATTAAATCCTCATTTTTACGCATTCTTCGATACAATGATTGATCCAAAGGATAAGCGTTATCTTTCTGAAGATTATACGTTTAGTCGTAGATGGCAAGACATCGGTGGCGAAATTTGGCTTGATCCGTCGATCTCCCTGAACCACTATGGTTCGTTTAATTTCCAAGGTAATCCTTCTCAAATTATTCAAGTAGGATAATTTATGAAATTATCTGATCTTCAAGAATCCTGGGCGGAGGATTGTAAGATTGATGAATTGAATCTTGGTCGTGAATCTGCCAGAACCCCAAACCTTCACGCCAAGTATTTAAATTATCTAACATCTAGCAAACTAAATCTTCGTAAAGCAGAATCCGATTACTTTAATACTAGACGATTAAAGTATCGGTATTACAGGGGCGAATTAACAAGCGCCGAACTTGCCGAATATGAGTGGGATCAATGGCAAGGAAATAAACCGCTAAAAAATGAGATGGATGAATTTTTGTCCTGCGATAAAGACCTAATAACTCTTGAGGATAAAGTGGAATATTTTAAAACTGTTTTATATCAGCTTGAGCAAATTATTCGTTCTTTAAATAGTAGAACTTGGGATATAAAGAATTGCATTGAGTGGAATAAATTTACAAGTGGAATGATGTAATGGTTGCAGATATAATATTGATTAAAAAAGATGAGGTTCATATAAAGGTGTTATGTGATCCTTCAATTGCTCAGGAACTAAGTGATCATTTTTGTTTTGATGTTCCTGGAGCAAAATTTCATCCATTATATAAATCTCGTATGTGGGATGGCAAGGTTCGATTATTTTCAATGTTTACCAAAGAGCTATACACAGGGTTAAAAGACTATGTGACTGCTTTTGCTAAAGAACGAGAATATACGGTACAAGATTCAATTATTCCGAATTTTAAAGATTCAGTCACATATGATCAGGTCAAAGAATTTTGTCTTAGTTTAAAATTGGCATCTAAAGGTCAGCCTATTAGTATTAGGGATTATCAAATAGATGCGGTATATGCAGCAATTGTTGATAGTAGACGTCTTTTACTCTCTCCCACTGGCTCAGGTAAATCTCTTATCATATACTGTTTATTACGTTGGCATGAGATGTTCAATAGACGTCAACTTATCTTAGTACCAACAACGTCGTTAGTAGAACAGATGTATACTGATTTTCAAGACTATTCATCTATGAATGGTTGGAAGGCATCGGAACATTGCCATCGTATCTACGGAGGACATGAAAAATCTAATGAATATGATGTTATAATTAGTACATGGCAATCTCTTTATAAATTACCTAAATCCTTTTTTAGTGATTTTAAAACAATTTATGGCGATGAGGCGCACCAGTTTAAAGCAAAGTCTTTAACTACAATTTTAAATAAGTGCGATAACTCTCCTTTTAGAATTGGAACTACTGGAACCTTAGATGGGCTTAAAACTCATAGATTAGTACTTGAAGGTATTTTTGGTCCTGTCTTAAAGGTTACTTCTACTAAGCAGTTGATAACAGATAAAACCCTCGCAGATTTAAAAATATTTAATATTATATTAGAATATCCTGACGAAATACGAAAATCTCTAAAAGGAAATTCGTATCAAGAAGAAATGGATTTTCTTGTCCAATATGAACCAAGAAACCGGTTTATCCGCAATCTTGCTTTAAAGCAAACTAATAACACCTTGGTACTTTTTCAATATGTTGAAAAACATGGAAAAAGTTTACACGAAATGATCCAACAAAAAGAACCAAATCGAAAAGTGTTTTTTGTATATGGCGGTACAGATACAGAGCAACGTGAGCAAATACGAGGATTGACAGAAAACGAAAAGGATGCTATAATTGTAGCATCGTATGGAACTTTTTCAACTGGGATAAATATTCGAAATTTACATAATATTATATTTGCCTCCCCCTCTAAGTCGCGCATTCGAAATTTGCAATCAATTGGTAGAGGACTTAGAACAAGCGATAATAAAGATAGTTGTACGTTATATGATATAGGTGACGACCTTACTTGGAAATCTAAAAAGAATTACACCTTGTTGCATATGATAGAACGTATTAAAATTTATAATGATGAACATTTCAATTACAAATTAATTAAGGTATCAATCTAATGGAAGATACAACATACTATAAATTATTGAAGCTTTCATCCGGGGATAATATTATCTGTGGAACTGAGGATAACTGTGTAAACTTTACCGATCGCGGTATGATAAGCATAACTAATCCAGTAGTTCTAAATGTTATTAGAACTCCGAAGGGTAGAAATTTAGTAGAGACGTATATACTTATACCGTGGTTTAGTTTTGCGAACGGGAATGTATATGAGATTTCTACAGACCAAATTATCACAGCTATAGATATTAAAGAATCGTTGAAGTCGAATTATTTTTCATATTTGGAACAACGTGCATTAGAAGAAGAAATAGAAGATGGATTATCAGATGACTTTGATAATGAAGATGAAATTCAGGAAATAGAAGAATTTCTGGAAACCTTGGGAGAAATACATGACGACGAACACGACTACGATGGAAGAGACGACACCAACACTACAAGAAGTAGAAGAGGTACGAGAACCCTCCACTAAATCTAAAATGGATCCTGCTCATTATGTGGACAATAAAAAATTCTTAGCAGAATTGTTAATATACAAGACTGCTGTAGATGCTGCAAAGGAAGCAGGGCAGGAAATTCCTCAGGTTCCAGATTATATCGGCGAATGTTTTATTAAAATTGCGACTCACCTTTCATACAAATCCAATTTTATTAATTATACCTTTAGAGATGATATGATCTCAGATGGCATTGAAAACTGTCTAACCGCTGCAGGAAAATTTGATCCTACCAAATCATCTAATCCATTTGCATATTATACACAAATTATTTTCTTTGCTTTTATTCGCAGAATTCAAAAAGAGAAAAAACATCAAGCAACCAAATATAAAATAATTGAAAATTTAGATTTGGATTCTATTATTCAGCAAAATGATGATAGCGAATCCGGTAGACAATTAATTGAATATTTGAAAAAACAATTAGATACAATTGATCCCGAAAAACGGGAAACCCCTTCCGAAACAAAATCTCGAAAGAAAAAGTCCGCAGAAACGGACATTCCTACTATAGACTTACTTGATTAAATACTATATACTGTATAATTAAATTGATAAAGACTTATATGAGCAAAATTAAAGTAGCAGAACTATTTTATAGTATTCAGGGAGAAGGTCGGTACATGGGTGTACCTTCCGTATTCCTTCGTACATTCGGTTGTAACTTTACTTGTAGTGGGTTTGGTATGCCGAAAGGTGAATACAGTAAAGAGGTCGATTATGTGGCTGCAGAAATTGGTAAGTTTCTTTCATATAAAGAACTGCCGCTGGTTAGTACTGGTTGCGATTCATATGCTAGTTGGGATCCAAGATTTAAAGGGCTATCTCCTCTACTTGAAGTCGATAGCATCGCAAAATCTATTGTAGAACTATTGCCCGCAAAAGGTTGGCAACAAGAGCATTTGGTAATTACTGGCGGTGAACCTTTGTTGGGCTGGCAAAAATCCTACGAACAGTTATTAGAACATCCTTTGATGAAATCTTTAGATGAGCTAACATTTGAGACAAACGGTACCCAATCTTTGTCTGAGGAATTCAATGAGTATCTATTTCAAGAATGGACACGCTTTGGTAGAGATTATGATAAATTAACTTTCTCGGTTTCCCCTAAATTATCTGTTTCGGGCGAAAAGTGGGAAGATGCAATTAAGCCAGATGTAGTTTGCGACTATCAAAAAATAGGTAATACATATCTAAAATTTGTAGTAGCATCAGAAGAAGATGTTGTTGAAGCAGAAAAAGCAGTGGCGGAATATCGCAAAGCAGGATTTTATGGGCATATTTATTTGATGCCAGTAGGTGGCGTTGAAACCGTGTATTATATGAACAATAAACGAGTTGCAGAAATGGCAATGAAATTGGGCTGGAGATATTCTGATAGATTGCAAGTTCCCTTATTTAAGAATCAATGGGGAACGTAATGGAGTATAGCTATGCTGAGTATGACGCCGATATGTATTCGCTGTTATCAAAAATAAAACAAAGTAATAAAAAATATGATTATGTAGTTGGTATTAAACGGGGGGGACTTATCCCCGCAGTGTGTTTATCGCATGCGTTAAATATTCCATTATATAACTTAGATTGGTCTACACGGGATTGGGCGGTGCAGGATATTCGTAATCAAGTATTACAACCCGAATCTAAAATTTTGTTAGTAGATGACATATGCGATTCTGGCAAAACTCTAACAACTTTAAAAGAACTATATAGTTTTTGTGATATTGATACTGCGGTGTTAGTTTACAATGTAGACCAGATACACATACCAAATTATTATGCAAGAACTATTAATCGAAAATATCAAAAAGAATTTATTAATTTCTGGTGGGAATCATATAAATAACTATGTCGCACAAAGGCGACAAAATACAAAACTCATATCCGTGTAAGGAAGGATTCTAAAATGTCATACAATAAAACTAAAACTGATTCAATATTAGGACAACAAGTGCATGCGCACTTAGTTAAATTAGGAGTGGAAACTCCTACTATAGATGCATCTAAATTAGATCGTAAAGATAAGATTGAAGAAATCGAAAAACACTTTGCATCTATAATGCACATACTTGGTCTAGATTTACGAGATGATTCTCTTAATGAAACACCTAAGCGTGTTGCTAAAATGTATGTCAATGAAATATTTTGGGGATTGGATTATGACGCATTTCCTAAATGCACTACTGTTGAAAACAAAATGCGTTATAATGAAATGGTCGTCGAACGCAATGTAAATGTTCAGAGTAATTGCGAGCATCACTTCGTAGTTATTGATGGATTGGCAACTATCGCATATGTTCCTAAAAATCATGTTCTTGGTTTAAGTAAAATTAATCGTATTGTAGAATACTTTAGTAAGCGTCCTCAAATACAGGAACGATTAACGGAACAAATTTTTCATGCATTATGTTTTATTCTAAATACTGACGATGTTGCTGTATTAATTGATGCTCAGCATTACTGTGTTAAATCTAGAGGTGTTGAAGATACCGGTAGCTCTACTGTTACTGTGCGATTAGGTGGGGGATTTAAGACTGACCCTGCAGTAAGAAATGAATTTTTAAGTATTGCGCGAATGGGTAAAAAATGACTGTTCATGTTATGATTGATCTTGAAACAATGTCCACGAGATCACATGCGGCAATTTGTTCAATAGGTGCAGTAAAGTTTAAAGGTAAAGAGGTTCTTGATACCTTTTACTGCACCATTGATTTAAAAACTTGCAAAGATGTTGGTCTACATATATCTAAGGATACTGTAGAATGGTGGTCTAAACAAAATAAAGAAGCACTAAAAGCGTTAACTAAAAATACTATTCCTTTGGACGAAGCTTTAACCAATTTTGAGGCCTGGTTCGGTCCTAAGAGTTTACCTATATGGGGCAACGGTGCAGTATTTGATAATACAATTCTTACTAACGCATATTTCTATTCTGATAGAGAACCTCCCTGGAAATGTTGGGATGACAGATGTTATAGAACAGTTAAGAATTTATTTAACTGGATTCCTGAAGATGACAGAGTCGGCGTTCATCATAATGCTTTAGATGATGCGATGCACCAGGCAAAACATTTAATTAAAATTTTAGGTGACTCGTAATATTAAATTGAGTTGATTAATTATGAATACATATAAAAAACGAATAGCATTTTGTCTTAGCGATCAACACACTATACCTCACGGCGGATTAGGTCAATTCGCAAAATCCTTTATTGAAACCTTTACTCCTCTTGGATACAAGGTGGATATTATATTAGATAAACCCGCATCTAATATTGAATTTAAAACATACTTAGAAGAACAAGGCGCAAGATTCATTTGCGCCGAACCTATTAGTTATACAAATCATACTAAAACTTTTATGTTTGAGGACTCCTTTAACTTTGAAAAGATGGTAAATTTCAGAGAATCTATGATGAAGGCTCTTAATGAAAATTTATATGATATTATCATCTGCAATACATTGGAATCATTTCCCGCAATATATTCTTTAAATTTGCAAAAGAGCATTCAAGTAATTTATTATACCCACAATGAAAGTATGGTATTTTTAGATGATCGTGAATGGAAGAATGAATTTACTGAATCATTTAATGAAACATTCAATGCGTTAATGGGAGTTAAAGGTATTACGATTGGTACTCAGACTTTGCGAAATTTATCAGAATTACATAAGTCCAAAATACCAAATGCAAAATATTTACCTATTCTTATGACTGAGAAAACTTTACTGCAAACTCACATTAAACCAAAAGAAGGTGTATTGTGGATTGGTCGCTGGGAACCTAGGAAAAATCCTGAAGCATTTATTGAAATGATACAAAAAACGGGTTTGCCGGCAAAGGTAATAACTAATGCAACAGGTGCAAAAAAATTTGAGACTGCGCTACAAGCTATCAACGCAACATATGAAATAAAATTTGGTATTTACGGGCAAGAAAAAGTTGACTTCTTAACATCTGCTCGAGTTGCATATAATCCTGCAATACGAGAAAGTTTTGGATTAGCTTTTTATGAAACAATTGGGCATATGCCAACCGTAGCAATAGAGGGTATGTCCTGGTTAAAAAATTTCCCACCCTCAAATTATTTTGCAGTACAAAAAAAGGCAGTGGCATCGGTAGTACTTGATCTCTATTCTAAATTTGAAAATTCAAAAGATTGGTATCAACAAGGTGTACTAGAGTCAATTCGTTCTTTAGATAGAAACGGAATAGAAGAATGGGAACGATGTTTTGATTCTTTTGAATGTATCAAATCCGAATCCGAAAGAGCAAAAATTAATGAAGTTACTTTATCTACATATAAAGATTTTATAATTTCTTTAAATAGGAAAGCTTTGTCGATTGATGATGTCCGTTCTGTATTGACAAACAAGCATAAATTTAATATAATATACACAGATACACAAACCTATATATCCAAAGATAAAAACTTTGTTCCAAAAGAAGAATCTGATAATTCACTAGAAAGTTTATTCGTATGAGCCGACAATTAGAATATGTTATATCTGGACCAGCTTATCTGCGGTTAGGATCCGAGCAATGTGAAGACCCCGAAACATTGCAGATGATCAATGATCTAATTGGCAAAACGGTACATAATAAAAACAACCATCAATTTTCTCTATTATATAATGGATTTACTGAAAAGAACTTTGGTAAAAAATTACAAAAGTATAGACCGGCAATTAAAAATATTCATGCGGATTCTGGCGGTTTGCAGATTGTTACTCGCGGATTACAAAATACTCCTGAGACAAGAAACAAAGTATATGAGAATCAGGCAGCATGGGCAGATATAGGAATGGCATTTGATGAGATTCCGGTAAAGTCTACTTCTGCAAGCGGCGTATCTTCAAAAATTGATACTAAGCGAAGGTATGTAGATATGGAAAATTTTGAAACATATGCTAGACAAACAGGCAAGAATGTTAAAGATCAAATTTTAAAATTTGATTCTGTAAAAAGTAATTGTCGCCCCTTTGTTATTATTCAGGGGTCGGGTCAAGATACCTACCATCAATGGACCGAATATATGTTAGATGAAATTCCTAAAGAATTGCATCATCGTATTGGCGGCGTTGCTATGGGTTCTGCAGCATTAGGCATGGGACCACTTGAGGATGTGAAACGTGCATTTTATGTAAATGCTGTGCCTTTTGAAAAACCCTTTCATCTACATGTATTGGGGGTAGGCGCACTAAAACGTATATTGCCGTATTTACTATTTAGCCAATCTGGATTATATAAAGATATTGATATCTCGTATGATTCTACGACACATTCTATGTCATTGGATAACGGTTTATTTTATTTTTCGCATTGCAAAAAAGGTACACCTGGCGACTACGGCGGTTCATCTGTAAAAATGGGTAGACCATATTCTAATATCTATCGGACTGTTACTAACGAAATTAATTCAGTATGTGGTACCGATTACTCCCCTGAAGAATATCACAAATTAATGAATATTTCGGTAGGTGAGTATTTAGAAAACGGCGGCAAATTTATAGATATCATGCGTGCTAGACTTTCCTTTATTTTAACAAATGTGCATAATTTTACTATGGATGTCTCGAACTTAATGAATTCTAAAGATGAATTCTTGCGCTTCTGCAGAGATAAAAATTGTGAGAATGAATATAGTACATTGTTTGATGTTAAGACATCTGAAGATTTTATCTATTGGGAAAAACACGTAGGAAAATTTATGGATTCATCTCCGGTAAACATTATTGCACCATCATCTCTTGAGGACTTATTTGCATGAATTTTGCTAGTTCAATTATTAATACATCTGACATAATTATGAAACAAACAAGTTATATTTGGGTAACATTTCAAAAAGAGGGTATCCACAAATATCCTGCTGCGGCAACGGATCCGAAATTGGCAACAGGCGATTGGCTTGATGTTAGTTTCTTAAGTACACCGCATCGGCATATATTTCATTTTAGAGTTGAGATGCAGGTATTTCATGATGATCGAGATGTAGAATTTATACAAGCAAAGCGAATAATGGAACGATGGTATTCTGATGGCACATTACAGTTAGATTATAAATCTTGCGAAATGATGGCTAGAGAGCTGTATGGACGCCTAAATACTATGTGGCCTAATAGAAATTATGTTATTGAAGTATCTGAAGATAACGAAAACGGTTGTAAACTATATTTTGGGGAGTAAATACTGATGCGTAAATTGATATACTGTGGACTTGAGCCATATGAAGGCCGTTATACTTTGCAGCTTCAGCAATGGAACGAAGCGGCATTTAAACGTAGAGGCATCAATTATGAAATTATCCACGGTGATACTTTGGATAATTCTAAGTCAATTGTAACCGGACAAGTATTAGATGCGCATGGTCGTAGTTATTATTCTTTGACACAGATGGCAAAACTTGTTGCAAAGATGAAAGCTGGAGAAATTCAGTATGATGACATAATTTTCTTCGAAGATATGTTTACTCCTGGAATGGAAGTATTGCCTTATATTATGGATCAATGTGGTTGGGAACATCAGCCTAGAGTATTTGTTAGGTGTTTAGCTCAGACAATTGATCCTGACGACTTCTTACATGTCTGGGATATGCAAGGCTGGATGGCACACTATGAGAAGATGGTTAATACTTGGGTGAGTGGAGTATTAGCATCAAATGAAGAGATGGTTGCTCATATGAAAATTGCAGGTTGGCAAGTGCCAATGTATAATATCTCAGGATTAGCATTTGATCAAAATGAAGTTCGTAGTCGTGTAAAGAATATTAAACAATTCTCAGAACGTAAGAATCGAGTAGTATTCTCTGCAAGATTCGATCAGGAAAAGCAGCCGGGATTCTTTATGGATATTATAGAACATTTTGGGTCTAAATCGGATATTGAATTTGCGGTATTGTCGGGTGGTCCTTTACGTAGTAATGACGACTCCTATATAGACCGAGCAGTTGAATTAACTAAGACGCATCCCAATTTTAAGATATACGAAAATCTTAAGAAGGATGAATATTACGAATTGCTTGCAGATTCTAAAGTATTATTTAATTGTGCCCTGCAAGATTGGGTAAGTAACACTGCATCAGAAGCAGACGCATTAGGAACAAATTGTTTGTTCCCAGCCTACAGATCATTTCCTGAAACATTCGCAAATGATCCCGAATGTTTATATATTCCTTGGTCTAAAGAAGATGCCACAAATAAATTAGAGTGCTTATTAGAAACTCCTAGAAACGGTATTGGTAAATTGGCTAACTGGACCTCAGGAACTATTGACAGATGCCTCGATATTATGTTAGGATTAGATAACGGTAAGTGGAATAGAAACCAATCTAATTATAGAAATCATACATCTGAGACCAAGTATTAAATGACTAAGACTGTTATAGTTACAGGCGCCGCCGGTTATATCGGTGGCGCTATTTGCATAGAACTTATTACCAAAGGGTATTATGTAATTGGTATTGATCGCCGAGCATTACCTTCACATTTGGAAATATACTGCGATGAATTTATCCAATCCGATTTTATTGGGTATGGATCATTAATGCAAGTAGAAAAACAACCATGTGCAATTATACATTGTGCGGGTACAAGTTTAGTTGGACCTAGTATACAAAACCCTGAAGAATATTATGAAAACAATATTCAGAAAACTTTAGCATTTCTTAAATATATTCGTAGGCGTTCCCCGAATTCCAAATTTATCTTTAGCAGTAGCGCATCTGTTTATGGCAATCCTGATACCGATAAACCAATAACAGAAGAACAACCTACCAATCCTATTTCGCCGTATGGTGAATCTAAGTTGATGATTGATAAGGCTTTGCATTCGTTTAATATTGCGTATGGCATGAAATATGTAGCATTTAGATATTTCAATGCGTGTGGCGCAATACAAAATGGAATACACGGACAAGAAGCAAATGCGACCCATATTTTTCCTAAGGTGTTTGACGCAATTTTAGAAAATCAACCTTTTATATTAAATGGATCCGATTATAATACTAAAGACGGCACTTGTGTTAGAGATTATATTCACATAGCGGATATTGCTAATGCTCACGTAATGGCAATAGAAAAAAATATGCAAGGGATATATAATATAGGATCAGTTAGAGGATATTCTAATTTAGAAATTCTTAAAGAAGTGTCAAAATGCTTAGGTAAAAATGTATCTATTGAAGTAGCAGAAAAACGTATAGGTGATCCTGCGTATTTAATCGCCGATTCCGATAAATTATTTTCAGAGACGGGCTGGACAGCACGAAAAGATCTACGCACTATAATTAAAGATTTACATGATTGGTACTTCCCAGAGGCCTTAGGCGCTCATCCCTCTTAAAATATTCTGCGTGTCTTCTTTTAAACACGGAGACAAATAAAATGACAAACAAAAAATTCTTTTCTACAAAAACATACAGACAAATCGGACCAGTTGCTTATCGGCAATGGCGCGCCGATTCCCATTGCAATTTAATTCATGGTTATGCAATGAGTTTTCACTTTGAATTTGAAGCAGATACTTTAGATGCTCGCAATTGGGTTACTGACTTCGGAGGACTGAGACCACTTAAGGATAGTCTAGAAGAGTGGTTCGATCATACTTTACTTGTTGCTGAAGATGACCCTATGCGAGACGAACTACTACACTTAGGCAAAATTGGTCTGGCTAAAATTACAGAAGTAGAACGAACAGGGTGCGAAGGCATTGCTGATTTTCTATATGAATATATCAACACTATCTTTTTACCAAATTGCGGTGCAGAAGAAGCAAAAAGAGTTTGGTGTTGCCGTGTAGAAGTTCGAGAAACAGATTCTAATATGGCAGGTCGAAATGGACATCGTGAAGATAATGAATTCATCTAAAAATGAAAAAAACAAATATCGCAAAAGGTGCTCAAAGTAAAGATGAGTATGTAGGCGATTTAACTATTGCATTTATAAATCATAATACATCAGAATATCCGGTTACGGTGGGTGCAGTAAAATTTGCACCTGTTCCTGTAACTAAGCAAAAAGATTTGATGTTAAATGTTGCAAGATTGCATGCACAACAAGAATATGATAGAATTATGGAATTAGTTACTGTGCTACAAAAACAAGCACGTGGAATTAAGCATAGACTAGACTTCACGGATCAAGTACACGCCGCAGAATATTCGTTTCAATTATATCATGGACAAACCTATTGGTTGGCATTTGATAAAAAATTACAAAAAACAATTTTAATAATTAATGGGCCGAATGATTGGTCTACAGGTGCGCCAGCGCACTATGACTATATTACACGAGCTAAATGGTTAGGTGATCATACCTGGTTAGAAGTTGATGAAGAAGGAAATCCTGTAAATGAAAATAGCGTTAATTACTGATACGCACTTTCCT